TGTCACTACTGTGAGGAGAACAGTATAGAGATTGATAACGTCAGTAAACTCATATCTAAACCATTGAAAGAAAAGTTGAAGTGTAATGCCATAAATCTTAACTATCTAAAAAGAACTTCTAAAGCAAAATTCTCTATCTGAGATGAACTTTATTGGCATAGGTGGTGCCCGTCACGACACAAGTATCGCTGCATTAATTGATGGTGAGTTTAGGTATAGGAAAAGTGAACGTGCCTTCGGAATCAAACATCATAAAGCAAATGATGAATGGTTCAAGTCTGTACTAGATGAGTGGGGTGTTGATGAGAAAGATTCAAAGGTTGTGTACACTGACTCAGGGGGAAATCGACTTTTTGTTTACAAAAAAGGGCAAAAAAAATTCGCCAAATTTTTTGACCCTATAGGTTTTCGTAAGAGAGTAAGAAAACCATACAACGACGAAGAATTTATTCAAGAAGGTGATATAATTTGTATCGATCATCACACTGCACACATACATTCTGCCTTATCCAATTGTTCACAGCATGCTGCATTTGATGGATGGGGTTCAGGTAGAAATACTGGTCTGACAATAACTTCTGATGGACAGAAAAGATATAAAGATCTCTCTATTGGTAAGTTCCTATCATACCTTGGATATGCCATGGACTTCAAAGGCATGGAAGTAGACTTTCCCGGTAAGGTCATGGGACTACAAGCGTATGGCACACCCGACATAGAATTAGCAAAGCAGATCAATCAAGATAATATACTTGATCTCTGTGGTGAATGGATGCATAAAGGTGTTGATAGTAGAGATCCAAAGTTTCAAGATTTTGTAGCAACTGTGCATAAGGCATGTGAACTTATACAATTAGAATATTTTAAAGTATTCGACAAAAATAAAAAGATTTCTTGCTCCGGTGGTGTGATGTTGAACACAGTCATCAACACCGAACTAAGAAAGACTTACGATATAGATATACTACCTCATGTATATGATGGTGGTCTCAGTATTGGTGCACTCAGATATGCTGTAGGACATGACTTTGATATGGGTAACTTTCCTTACTGTCAAGATGATTATGCTCCGGAGGAAGTACATGATCAAACTATCGAAGAAGCAGCAGAACTATTAGCACAGGGTATGATTGTTGGGTGGTATCAAGGACATGGTGAAATTGGACCTAGAGCATTAGGAAATAGAAGTATACTTATGAATCCAATGATCAAGAATGGTAAAGATATTTTGAACTCTCGTGTCAAAAAAAGAGAATGGTGGAGACCATTTGGAGCATCAGTATTGAAGGAGAAAGCAGCAGAATATTTTGACATTGATGACTCTCCGTACATGCTATACAATGCAAAGGTAAAACAATCTGGATTGGATGCTATTACACACGTTGATGGCACATGCAGACACCAAACCGTCACATATGAATCGAATCCTATATACTACAAATTAATAAGTGCTTTTGAAAAGAAAACTGGTTGTCCCATTCTTCTCAACACATCCTTGAATATTGGTGGCAAACCCATCGCAGGGAGACCAGAAGATGCCGACGTTCCGGGTCTTGATGCATTGTTTATAGGTAATTTAAGATGAGTGTCTATTGCACATACCCATGGAAACAATTGTTTAGTGATTCTTACGGTGTTTATATGCCTTGTTGTATGGCGACTGTAGATCATCCTCACAATGGTTGTTGGAACAGTGGCAAATCAGATTTTCCTGCACCAAAAGTAGATGATATTTCACCGTCTGAATATTATTACTCAGACTATATGAAACAATTAAGATCTGACATGAGAGGTGGTAAAACAACTCCTCTCATTGAAAAGGTTTGTGCAAATTGTATTAAGGAAGAGAAAGAAGGTAGAGAAGGTTCAAGAATCCCTCAATTGAATGAACCATTGGGTAGAATTATAGAAGTTAAATTAAGATTGTATGGTAATGTATGTAATTTATCATGCTACATGTGTAGGATAAAAGATTCAAGTTCAAGAATAAAACAGACAGAAAAATTAATGCAAATTGATCCTAAGTTTGGTGAGATGCTTGAGTATGATAAGTTGACTGATGAAATGAAACATGGTGGAGTGAATTATAATGTTATAGAAGATATAAAAAAATTAGCACCAAAAATTAAGAAAATATACATCATCGGTGGCGAACCATTTATCATGCCTAGACATTATGAAGTCTTGAATGCTCTCATTGAAACTGGTCAGGCAAAAAATATAGTCTTAAAGTATCATACAAATCTTACAAAATTAGAGTGGGAGGGGAATAATATATTTGATTATATAAAAAAATTCAAAGGATGTGAAATTAATTGGTCACTTGAAGCTTTAGGAGAACGTAATAATTATATAAGATTTGGATCAGAATGGGAATCAAACCTAAAAAATTATTATAAGGTAAAGAAATATGCACAAGTTTGGGGAAATGTATGCACATCATCTTTATCAATTTTATCTCTTCATAAGACTATAGAATGGATGAAGAATGAAGGACTTGGTTACTCATTTAATAATATTCAAGAACCTAGACCATGTAGGATTGATTCACTTCATCCCAAAATAAGAGAAAAACTTTTACCAATGTATAAGGGCACAACCATAGAGAGTTCCTTGTCAGCAGAGATAGAAAATTGGGAGGAGAGATGGGATGAACTATTGAGATATCTCAAGGCACTTGACAAAGTAAATAAAACAGACTACACTAAGGTATTCCCAGAACTTGTAATGTAATTATGAAAATTGGTATTGTTGGGCATGGTCAAGTTGGACAAGCAGTGGCAAAATTATATTCTGAAATAGATACTTCAAAGTCTTGGTTTAGTTTTGATAAGATACTCATCTATGATCCATATCAGGATATGTTGGATGACATATCTGACGTAGATATATTGAATGTTTGTATACCATACACTGAAGATTTTGTATCAATAGTAAAAGATTTACCAATTCCAAATTGGTATACAGTCATACATTCTACTGTGCCTGTAGGAACGACAGAAAAATTTGGACATAAATTTTTACATTCACCTGTAAGAGGAGTACATCCAAATTTATATGAAGGTTTGAAAACATTTGTAAAATTTATTGGTGGTGATCAACAACTTGCTGAAGCATACTCAGGACATCTGAAAACTTTAGGAATAGAAACTCACATATGTAAGGATGCAAAGACAACTGAACTCTCAAAGTTAGCAGACACTACCTACTATGGATTGTGTATAGCATTTACATCTGACATGAAAAAATTGTGTGATGAATATAATTTAGATTTTATGGAGGTTATGACAAAGTTTAATCATACATACAATGAAGGTTATAAAAAATTAGGAAAAACTAATGTTGTTAGACCTGTTCTCTACCCCACTGATAAGATAGGTGGTCATTGTATTATTCCTAATGCTAAATTATTACCAAGAACTAAATTGATTGATGGATTGTTAGACTATGAGTGACTTTACGCTTCAAGAGTATAGAAAAATAATCAAACACCACAAGCACAGGGTGTGTGATTTCTATGATTCACTAAAGAGAGATCAATGGACAGTGCTTAGACATGATGTGGAATTTGTTCCTAGCAGAGCGTTTGAGTTGGCAAAGATTGAAAAGTTTTATGGTGTATCTGCCAGTTATGTTTTTCAAGTTAGATCGAATGCATACAATATTTTCTCTTCTCGCAATAAAAATTTGATAAAAAATCTTAGAATACTTGGTGCAAAAATAGGACTACATGTATATGTTGGTGATGTATGGGATTGGAGATCTCTTGAAAAAGAAATACAATCACAAAGAAGAATTTTTGAAGATGGTTTAGAAATGCATTGTGATAGATTTAGTTTTCATAGACCACCTGATTGGGTATTAGAAAATAGAGCAGATTTTATTGGTGGGATGTTGAACATGTATGGATCTAGTTTCTTTGAATATGACCCAGAACCAAGTAACATAAAATATATTGCTGACAGTAGACACGAGTGGAATTATGGTAGTCCTTATACTAATCATCCTAAAATACAACTAAGCATGCACGTAGATGAGTGGTCTGATAAAGAAACAAATCATTGGGACAATATAAAGGAGGAACATTCAGAAGAATTTATAAGTACTTTATATTCTGAATGCACTCATTACAAATGAACTGTGTCACCTGCCTTAAAATGGGGGATAGATACTCATCTATCTACGTTAATAAATTATATAATGCTGTAAGAAAACAATGTGATCTTGATTTCATATGTTTTACAGACGATCCTTCTGGTATTGATCCCAATGTTATTGTATATGATATTCAACCTCTAGTAAAAGATCCATCTAAATGGAAAGACCCTAAGAGAAAACGTATAGGTTTACGTTCTTGGTGGCCAGCATGGAGTAAACTAGAACTGTTTGCTCGTGAAGAGTTAGATAAGTATGAAAAGAAAATATTTTTTGATCTTGATCTGGTTATTCAAGGGGACCTCTCACCCATATTAGATTTTGAAACTAATTTAGCACTTACACATTGCACTTGGAAGTCAGAGGAGTGGGTGAAGAAAAATCAAGGTAAAAGGGAAGCGTTTGCATTCAATTCAGATTGTATTGTTTGGAAGGACGTCAAGTTTATTTACGAACAATATATGTTAGACTGGAAAAGGTATTGTAGAAGGATTAGTGCTGATGATGCCTATCTAAATGAATATCATTTGTCTGATTTAGAATTACTACCGGAGGTTTTTTATTCATATAATAAGGGATCAAAACCAGAACATCATTATGATGGTGATGGGACACCTTATAATAAGTTCATGCCAGAGTATTCTATTTGTACCTTTCACGGAAAACCAGACATTCATGATCTAGGTGATGATCATATACTATACAAAATATGGAATGATTCGTGATGTCAAAAAGTTGTGTAACTTGTTTGAAGATAGGTGATTTATATTCACATGAATATGTAAACAATCTATACAAAGCGGTTAGAAAATATACAAACATTGATTTCATATGTTTTACAGATAACTCAGAGGGTATCGTTGATGATGTAATAACTTATGATATAGAATCTCACTGGGATGTAAAAGGTTGGTGGCCAGCATGGAGTAAACTGGAAATGTATGGAAGAGATGAATTAAAGCAATATGATAAAAAAATATTTTTTGATCTTGATATTGTAATTCAAAATAATATCACACCTATCCTCGAATACGAAACTGATTGGGCAATCATTGATACCTCATTATGGAAGGGAGAAAAATATAAGAAAAAAAATTCAGAACAAGCAACATGGAACAGCAGTTGCACGATTTATAAAGACTTGACAAATGTTTATGAAAGTTATATTGCCGATTGGCATAATTATGTTACAATGTATAGAGGATGTGATAATTTTATGTGGGTAAAAGGTTTTAAACCTGATTATCTACCAAGGTGGTTCTATTCTTATCGTGAAGGATGGGATCCATCTCACTACTGGGAAAATCGAGTGAACGCTGCATTGAATATATGGAGACCACGATTCAAATACAATCCAGATTTTCTTATCTGCTTATTTCATCAAAAACCTGACGTCCACGAACTAGATCATGAAAACATACTATACAAGATATGGAATGACTCCCTTTGATACCTATAAAATATATCTTGCGATGAAGAGTCACTT